AAGCAGTTAGATTAAACATTTTAAATATACCAGTTAGAAAATCTATATTTTTCATTTCTGGCACGTTATCTGTAATTATTATTTCTTCCGTTGTTGATATTCCATTAGCTTCATAATCTGCTGTTGTTACTTGTTCAGGAACAGTAAATAAAACTTCTTCAATAGACAAATCTGCATCAAAAGATATGGCTTCAGTGGATTCTAATATAAATCTTAACTGATGACTACCTGTGTTTAAGAATGCTTCAAATATACTGGTATTTCCCTGTAAGTTATCTTCCTCTATTAAAGTAACATCATTTTCTATATCTACTAATTTTAAAGTATATGTTCCAGTGTCTGTGGTTGTTATGTCTAATTCAACAGTAAATGAGTTTGTATTCTTAACAACAGAAAATGTAATTAAGTTTCCTGATACGTTAAATGGATTACTTCCTGTTCCTGTATAAGTCCAGTCTCCTATAAGCCTTGTCTTTAGCACATCATCATCTCCTCCTATTTTCCCTTTGTTCCTGCTTAACCATAAATATAAATTAGAAAATGGAGTAGTACCAAAGAAATCTCTAGTAAATGTTATGTTATATCTATCTTCTATTGCTTCTATTATGTTTAAGCATTTGACAGCAGGTTTTACGTCTAACCAAGATACTCCTTGATTATCAGAAGGATTAGTAGAATCGTGATATAAGTTGCCACTAAACTGAGGTATTCTATTAGCAGAATCATAATAGAATCTTTTAGTATGAGATATTAAAGGGTATATTATAGACTGAGAAAATAATCCATTTCTAACAGCAAGTCTTACGTTTGTTGAGTTATAGGGATGATTATAATTGTTATCTAAATAAACTAATACATCTAACTTATCATCTCCCATCAGTGTTCCTAGCTCTACTGTATTGCCATAGAATATTACACTATAAGAATATGGTTTGTTATCTTTAAGATTAACAGATTCTAGTTGTATTTTTCCTCTTTTATATGGGGAGTAATTTATTTCTAATAAGGCATCTTTTTTTATTCTATTGTCAAACCCATTATCAATGTCATAATTATACCAATGTTGAAATAGCTTATTGTTTTCTTTAGATGCTGGAATTGTAAAAGGTTTAGTAAAATCAGTAAATACTTTAGATATGTCTCTTACATCTTGTATTTTAGAAGTTATAGTAATAGTTTCATCACTAAACATTTCTATTTGTTGGTAATTACCATCATTGTCTTTTATGTATAGTATAGGTTGCTTCACTATTGTATATTATTTATTTTGTCATAAGCATAGTCAAATGATACTGTATAACTAATTAGCTTGTCATTAACTCCTTTTTTGAATAGTAGTGTATTAGATTTAAGATTTATAGGTAAAGTATTTGTTCCATCATAAACCCAAACTTGTTCTGACAATAACATTTGTCTAATCACTTCATTAAAGCTTTCTTCATAGAATCCTGTATTCATTGTAATAGATTCTTTACCATTTGCCATAAATATCTTTTCTTGATGTTTAGATAAAGAGTATGATGGGCTTCCTCCTGAATTGTCAAAGTCAATTATATTATTCTTAAATTTATTAGATGTTATAGAAATATCAGTCATTGACTTCTTAAAGAACCATAGGTTTTGTAATGCTCCATATTTGTTATAGAATATTGCACTAAGAGGAGTGTATTTAGGTTCACATACTTTTCTAAGTGTTATTACAATATCTGAGTAAGAGCCATTAGTACTAGAGATAGTGACAATATCTCCATCATTTAAATCTTCAGTGTCTGTTATGATTAAGTATTGTATCTTTTGATTTGTATTACCATTATCAGTGATTACTACAGGAGTTTGTCCTGAACCCCAAGTAACATCGTATGTATCCCAAAAGTCATCTGCATTATCCCAATTTATATTTGCACCTGCTGTACTTGTTAAAGTAGCTGTTATTGTTTGTGCTTCTGCATATATAGGAATCTTAATATCATATCCTGCATAATAATAAATATCAGTATTATGTTGAAGGACCATAGGAGTAGTATATTCAACACTTCTAGGGTTAATACCATCTTCAAAGTAACCATAGCCGTCTATTGCTAAGAATGGATAAATAGTTGTGTCTTGTGAGTTAACCTGAACAATATTGTCATCTTCATCGTATATAGTTATGTCTGCATCTACCCATAATGTATCTGTAGCATAATCATTATACTCAGTTATCATATAGTCTCTTATAAGTTCACTTAATTCAAAAGTGACATAATTGTTTGTTCCTAGTTCTTCCTTTGTTATAGTATATTTTTTATCAGCAGCTACTCTGTCTGCATATACTCCAGTCCATACATATAATTCTAATTTAGCTTTTGCTAAAGAAGCGTTAGATATCTTCTTGTAGAAAGGACTTCGTGTGTTAATTATTGTTGACATTTATTTTGTTTTATTACATTTCTTCTAATATTCTTGTTACATCTCTGTTGTAAGCAGCCAATAAATCTTGACCTAATATTCCAGAAATATCTTTATATACATAGTCTATTATGCTAGTTCCTTTATAACCAAATCTAGCAATAACACCATGCTTGCCTATAGACCTAGCAATAGCAAAAGCCATTCTTTTCATATTGCTTTCGCTCTGACCTCCTTTTTTAGGTTTTATTCCTTTTGTTTCTATCCATTTAAGTATTTCAGTGCTTGGTGGTGTTCTTTTGTTATCTATACCCTCACTTATACTTCCTATGTATTGCAAGGCAAGTATAGATAATTTAGATTGAATATCACTCTCACTAAGTTCATAGGTAAAACTATCACTTAAATCACCAGAAGCAAATGTTCTATCTTTTTTTAGTTTTTCTCTATACTTTAATACAAGAAAATGACCATATCTTTCTAATTCTTTATGTAGTTCAATAAACCTCACTAACAAATACTTATATCATTAATCATACTTACATTAAGTTCTATACCCCATCCAGCTAATTCATTCTCATATCTATCTTTGAACGGAGTTGCTACTGGTTCTCCTACAAGCTGTATCTTACTATCAAATAAACTTCCCCTTCTAACTGACTGTACTATGTCATTTACTACTTGTAGCTGTGTATTGTAAACGTCTTGTAGGTTAGTATTACCATAGAATATATCATCATCATACTTCTCTTTATTATAATCTACTATATCTAAACACAACATCCTTATAGTAAAATTAATTATACTTCCATCAAAAGTTACATTTGTTATTGTAAGGTGGCTTAAAGGAAACATTGTTGTCTTGTTTAAGTCAACCTCAGTTATATCTCCAAAGGTTACTGTAAACACATTGGGATTGTCTCTTAGCTTGTCTCTTACTTTGTCTAGTATGTCGTATACTTGTGTCATTATCTATTTTTATTATAAGCGTTTTTAATCATCTTTTGTTCTAGGTCGTTTTTCTCTTTCTCAAACTCTAACCATATCAAACACTGGTGTAATGAAATTTTTGTGACTTCACTAATTCTTGATACGTCTTTTCCAGCGAGAGCATAAATTGATTGATACCATCCCCATTTCTTTCCAAAGCCTTCTCCTGCGTTGAAGTTTGATTCTGCTTTTGCTGAAGGAGTAAATAGTCCATCGTATATTTGCATAATTTTTTCCCTAAACGATAAAAAAAAACCATAGCACCTAAAGCAACATTAACAGGAGCATCTTTCATTACCTCCCAGTACCTATCTGTACCATCATAATCTTCAATTAGATATTTACCATTGTTATTATATTTAATAGGTCTGTATAGTACTGCCATTGCTTTGTGCATACTATCCCAATCAGACATAAAGCTTTCTAAATCCACATACTCACCAAATGTCATTTCATCTAAAGAAGGTATCATACCAAAGCTAATCTCTACACCATTAGAGCCAGTCATACTAAATTCCTTTATTAGTAGAGTAGGTTCTTCAAAGCATTTACCTATTTGATTTAATACACTATCAAACATTGTAATAGGAAGTTTATAAGATTCTTTTAATGTTAATCCACAGAATATTTGAATACACTTAGAGTTAAGAAAGTTTGCAGCATCCTCAACATCTTCATTCTCCTTTTGTATCTTTAAGTATTCTTGATACTGTCTAAGTTTAATAGCTTCTAACTTCTGTGGTACCTTTAATTCTAATTCTATTATTGCCATATAGTATGATAACTAAAAAAGTATAATTCTGTACCACCAATGCTTTATAGTAAGTGTGTATTGTTGACAATATTTGTCAATTGTGTTATTTAGAATAAGTATAAACTACCTCATATTGGTTGTATAGGTTGAACAAAAACACTATATTGCAGTTATCTTATTGTAGTTGGAAATCTACATAACAAGTTCCTAAACTTCTGTCACAAATGTAAGGCAGTTGGTTCAGGCACTCTAAGTCAGCTAAGTGATTGCAATGTTATTCTTTTAATCATCTTTTGTCCAGCACCCAAACATTATTCAACCTTACCTGCATATTTCTATTTATTTAAAGATGTTAAGGGGGTGCATACTTCAGCAGCAGTGTACATACTTCGGTTTGCTAATAAAAATGAGTTTGCTTATAATTTTCTAGGGTGCCTAATAGAAACAAGTCGTTAGGTTTGAGGTACCCCCACCTCAAAATGGTTTGAATTCATAGAAGAGGGCTACTCAGTTCTAGGGTGCTTAATTTACGTTAATATACAAATATATTCTGTTAATATTATGTTAAAGTTTTAATGACTTAATATAAGACGTTTTAAGCTACTTTAATGTTTAAGTGATATGTTTATATAGGTGATAGGGAGAAGATGGCTTAGAAGGGATAAAATCATCTTTGTTTGTTATATCTGAGACACATAACCTATTTAATTACAAAAGACTTACAAAAAAAGTCCATTACTCTAATAGGTTAAATATAGGGTACAAAAAAAGCCCCAATAAGGGGCTTTGTAGCGTGTTTAAGAGGGTTAAATATTATCGGCTTAGTATCTCATCTATTTCATCTGTAATATCATGAAAATCTTCTCTGGCTTTTTGTGATGCGTGTAAACTTGCTAATAGTTCAGAGTTTATATTTTCTAAGCTGTAACCAAGTTCAATAGCTATATCAATTGACTCAGACAAACTAAAATCATTCTCTGACAGGTATTCCATAGCTTTAGAATAGTAAAAAATGTCAATATTAAAGCCGTTGTTATCCTCTATTAATTCTAGCAAATCATCTGAATCATTTATATCATTTATATCATTATAATGTAAAATAGAATCAATATCAATATCTTCTGCATAGTCTTCAAATAATTTGATTAAATCATCAATTTGTTTTTCTTCTTTTGTTTGTGTTTCTGTTTGTGTGTTCATGTGTTTAGTTTAAAAGGTTAAATATTATTAATTCAATTAGGCTTTCACCTATTAATAAAAATGTTAATGCACATAAGACAAATGTGTACATAAATAGTATTGTAAAAGCTTTGCTTAAGATAATTTTTTCTAATAATGTTTTCATGGTTATTTTTTTTTAATTATTGTCTTTTTAATATTGTATATTTAAAATCTTTTGTTAATGAGTTTTTAAATTCTCTTGCATCTTTTAAAGTGTTAAAAGGTCTATTAATTACATAATTAAAAGCGAATCTTGTTTTACTAAAATTCATTTTAGATTTATGTAATTGTACGATAAAAAATTTGTCATAATTTCCATTAATATTTTTCCAGATATTCATAATTATATATATTTTAATTTTAATCAAAGATAATCAAACTAATTTAATTAACAAATAATTAACAATGATAATATTAATTTATATTAATTCTAAATAATAACCTTAACAAATATTTAACTAATTATTTTTATTTGGTTTGCTACTTTGCAAAGATGAAGAAGAACGCAAAAGTATTATATAGAATCATTCTAAATAAGAAAATAGAAAATCCCCAAAAATGTACTGCGTTTAATGATGTACTATGTTTAAGGGGACATAAAAACCTACTATGTTTAATGATGTACTGCGTTTAAATATGCTCTATTGTTACATTAGAATATCCTTTTTCTTCCCACTCAATCTTTTCAATCTCAGCATCTAATAAGTTATTGAAACCATTATAAACACCACCAATCCAAACTCTGTATTTAACTTCCATAATGTTTAATTTATATATTCCCAATTATTATTCTTTAATATCTTAACAGGGTTTCCGTTCCATTTCTTATCAGCTAGAAACCATTGAAAGTTTTTTTGGTATATCTTATCAAATCCTATTGAGTCTAGTAATCCGTTTAATCTTTCTTTTGTAGTGTTAGAAAACCAACCAGAGTTTGTTATTATTAAACTACTATACTTTTTATATGCTATTAAATTATCATGTAAAAATAGCTTTGTTATTGGTGTTAATGAACATTCGTTACCATACCAAACTTGAGTATTATCTTTAGTAAAGTTTTCGTTATTATTAAATTTGTTTACTGCTTGTTTTGTTATTTGTCTCATAATTATTTATTTAAATTGTTATTTTTTAATGATAAATTAATTAAATCATTCTCAAAATGTATTCTCATTTGTTCAAAATCATATATATAGTTACCATTTTCAATAGTATACATTATTGGAATTGTAATTTGTTGTTTTGTTAATTTTCTTAATCTTTCAATGTCTTCTTTGTGTGTCATAGTTTTTCTATTTTATCTGCGTGTTCGCAAGCATTATTATATATGTTTATATGGTTTTGTTCTACATAATCAATAAAATAATTGTACCATAAATATTGATTTAAGTTTTTATTCATAATTTATTTACTTTAATTCTATTATCTAATAATTCTATTATTTTAAAGATGTGTTCTTGTTTCTGTTCTTTTGTTTCTGTTGTTTCCATCACTCTAATCCAAAAATGATTTGACTTCTTTGGGTTAAATATATCTTTTAATAAATTCCCAAACTTTCGCAAAGGTCTCACTGTTTTATATACTCTGTTTACTTTCATAATTTATCATGGTTTTTATACATTTCTAATATTTCCAACATTTCTTTTTTTCTGTTTCTAGTGTCATCAAGTATTAAATTTACTAAATACTCTATCTCATCACGCAAATCATCACTTTGTTCAACTGCCCATAATGAATACACTTTTATTTTACCTGCTAAATCTCTGTTTACTTTCATGATTATTTATTATTAAATTGATTTGCTATTGAATAAAACTCATAAGTTTCATATTTTAATTTGTATTCTTTACATCTAAAACAAAATAACTTTGAGCCTTTTTGCTCTTCAAACTTAAAGGCACATTTATTACATTTTCTCATATTATATTATTTATATTAATTCCATCTATATTAAAATAATACTCATTAGCTTCAATAGTTTCAATTACTGCTTCCTCAGAGATTAAATAATCATATTCATTTGTTAAGGCAGTTAAGACTTCCTCAGCTATTAATTTTTTATAATATTGTTTGTCTCCTTTGTTTTTTAAATAATCCTCACATACATTAATAATATCCTCATCTCCAAAATTATTTATTACATTAACACAAAACTCATTTATATCATCTATAAAATCAATGTCAATTTCTTGTCTATAAATATCAAATGAATTTATCTTTAATCCCAAATCGTTAAATTCTTGATATACAAAGTCCCACCAATATTCATTGTCAACATTTAAACTACAATATTCTTGTAATACTTTTTCTTTTGCTTTTTCGTTTAATTCGCTAAACTCATAAGCTTTTAATTCTATTGTTTTCATTATTCAATTACTTTAATTTCGTTATCAATTATTTTACCTTCCAAATCCACAATTGTATATCCATGACTTTTTAATAGGTTAATTGATTTTCTTATCTGTTTAATTCTTTCTTGTATTCTGTAATGTTCGAATGTTTCACTTTCTATCCAGCTCATAATTTTATAGTTTTAATTGTTAATTTCGTTTAATGACTCTTTTATTAAATCCAAATACATCTTTTGCATTTTAGTATTTTCTTTAGTTACCATATAAATTATGGAAGCTAAATCCTTAAATAAGTCATCAGTATTCCAAACCAAACGCTTATCCTCTTCATAATCAATGTATAGTTCACCATTGTTACAATGCAAAGTATGTGTGTTATTAATATAAGTGTGTCTTTTTGCAATATCTAATTGCATTTCTAATTGTTTAATCTTTTCTTTTTGTGTCATAATTATTTAATTTTAGGGTTACAAATGTCAATTAATGTTTGAGAATATCCTCTAAATATATTATTTAAAGTTTCCCTTTCGTTTTCTTTTAACCTTTTGGCTTTGCTTAAATTGTGTTTAAATTGTTTTTTGTTCATAGTGTTTTATTTAGTTATTAATTATTTTCTATTATTTCAAAATCCATTTCAAATATATAATTCTCAATTTCATCAGCATATTCTTTTAATATGTAATTGAACATATATTGCAATAGTATTTCATCTTCTTTTATAACTTCATTAAATCCATTATAAAAACTTATAAATCCTGAATAAGATTTACTATTTAACTCTATATAATCAACAAATTCTTGGTTACTTAAATAAGTATCTTTTAATTTATTAAAGTCATTCTCATTGATTTCAGCTTCAATTTTATCAGTGCTGAAATTGTAAAATTTAGGGGAATCAATTTGAATAAACTTTAGGTTTAATTCTAGCATATCATTTATTGAATCAATAAACTCAATGCAATAACTATTGCAAGTCTCTTTATAATTTACTTTGTCTTCATCTATTTCAAAACTCTCAATCCTGTGGTCTATTTCATAAGAATGAATAGAATGATAAAATCCTCCAAAGTCTATTAAAAATCTTGTTTTGTTTAATGTCTCAGTCATAGTGTTTTACTTTTTGTTTATCCAAATATATAAACAAATAATTAACAATTACAACTTGTTAACAAAACTTTAACATAATCAAAGTGTCCTTATTATTGCGTGTGCGTGTATACAAAAAATAATTGAGACTAGCAAAATATTTTTGGTTTGGCTAATGGAATATTAACAAAAGATATTTGAACAAAGGAAAGTTCTACCTATTTAGAATCATTTCAGATAAGAGAGTTTTGGCTCAATCAGAAAACCTACTATGTTTAATGACCTACTATGTTTAATGATGAGGAAAGATACCTACTATGTTTAAGGACCTACTATGTTTAATGATTACCTTATGACATACTTACCAGAGTTCTGTCCTTGTATAAGAAACATAAGTCCGTATCTGATAGCATCAATGTAGTGTTCATAACCTATGTTAGGTTTAGTATTTCTTTCTTGCCACACATAGTTATTAAGTTCTCTTACAATACCATGAGACTTTCTATCTACTACAATCTCATAGTCTTGCATTAAAGCAATACCAGAAAGTATACTACCTTTCTTTTTTATTGTAGGTCTTATGTTTAAGTCTCCTTTCTGTTTTATCTCTTTGATAAGTCTAGGTTCACTTGAGTCACATATAATTAAGTCAGCTCCACATTCCATCTTATTCTTCATTGCTATCTCTGTTGTAGACAATCCTGCTTTACCATAGATTTCTTTTACATATAACTTACCTAAAGCTCTATCTACTGATATCTTTACAAGCGTTGTTAAATCAACCGAAAATCCAAAATCTTGGCAATAACAGGTTGTTTCTGTTTGTATGTAATCTCCTACTCTCCAGTTCTTAAAGATAGCTCCTTCTGCTGCTGAAAGCCAACCACCAAGTATCTGATGCTCATACTTGTCTGGTCTCTTTAATTTCATTTCAAATATCTGTTCTAAGAATGACTCAGATAAATTGTCTTTATTGTCTTTGTAACTTGTGTGTATGTATGTGGTTTTATTAGATGAACCATTCCAACCTGAGTTCACACCAGAAGTTTGAAAGAACCTTTGATATATCCAGTGTTCTTTAGTAGTTGGATTTAATATAAGTATACATCTATTCTGTTTAATCTGAGACCTTACAGAGAAATCAATCTTATCAAAAGAAGACTCATCTGTTAACTCTTCTGCTTCATCAATAACAAACGTTGTAACGCCATTTAGAGACTTCAGGGCAGCCGTTTGGTTACCACTTGATGTTCTGATACCTTTGAAGATTATTGAGCTTCCTGTGGTCATATTTATAATCTCATCTTTAGTAATTCTAAAGTGGTCGTTTACTCCCATTAAATCTATCTTCTCTATAAACTCAGGAATAATAGAAGTCTGTGCTGATATCATTGTATACCTAGTAAACAGAACTTTATGTCCTTGCTCATAGGTTAATGATAATAAGAATACAGCTACACCAAATGATTTACCAGAACCCCTACCTCCAGTACACACGAAGTATCTGCTCTTTGCAGTAAACAGAGGACTGTATTTATCGTTTAACTTTAGGTTATTCATTATTTAATTCATCCATATCAACCTCTTCTGACTCTATATCTATTGTATCTTCTAGTTTTTCTACTTGATTAGTAGAAGCGTAGAAATTAATTACAGGAACATTTAACTTCTTGTTTGCATTATCTTCATTACCATCTTGAGGTTTACCATATCTATATTGCCATAGTAAATTCATGTGTGCAAAAGAATCCTTAGCTTGTTCTGCTAATGCTTTCCAAGCTTCCTCTTCACTACCAAATACATCTTTCATTGCATTAAGAGCATAAATAGATATTCTCTCTTTCTTTGCTGGTGTTAGTTGTGAAGATGATTTAATCAGTTGTTTCTTTGTTCCATACTTATCTCCTTTCTTTCTACCATTATTCTTTCTACCATCATTAGGTTTTATGTATGCTGAGTTTTGTTTTGCTCTTCCCATCTCTTATATAGTTTTGTAAATAGTTTCCATATCTCTTTGCTAACTTCTTTGTTAGTATATATTTCTTTTGTTATTGCTTTCTTTTCACCAAGCTCTATACCAATCTTACATTTAGTTCCTTTATTGTTTTGAGGTATAGGATATATTTTATAACCCTTCTCAATACACCAGCTCTGAGCTTTAAGATTGTACAGTATCTCTCTCATGAAATACTCTCGTTACCTTAACAATAGTTTCTAGCTTATCACAAACTTCATTAATCTTTTCTTTTGGTATGCCTTCATATAAATCAACAAACCTTCTATCAAATAAACCTTCTTCTTTTATAGACTTAACTTCTTTTCTTAGACTTACATTTTCTTTTAATAGCCTTTCATAATTATCAAAGATAGTTTCATTAGTATTCTTATTAGAGAACTTGTAATCATTATATAAGTCTTCTAAGAACTTATCATAAAGAACTACAGAGTCAAATACTTTATTTATAGAGTGTACTACTGAAGCATGGTCCATGCCCATTGTTTGCCCTATGTCATCTAAGCTTAACTTAGTATATTCTCTACATAATTTAAAGTATACAGCTCTTGCATATACATAATTTCTCTTCCTTGTTCTTTTGCTTATATCAATGTTTAAACAGGATTCTATATAAGTTCTAATCCCCTTCGTTTGTAATGTCTTGTTTGATTTCATTTTCGTCTTCTTTAGTGTTATAGTTTAAATTTATTTCTCTTGTGTTTAGTTTGTCACTCATTACTGTTAACAACATAAAACCCATATATTCTATTGCTTTTTGTATTCCTGCACATTCCCAATATAATTCCTGACTAGAGTATTCTTTCAATAGTTCCCTTAAATCATTTATAGACATACCATCTTCTAAATCATACATAGCAAGATTATAATACTCTTCCTTAGTAGCCTTGCCTTTACAATGTTTCATGTGTTACATAATTATCCAGATTAGGTATTTCATCTTGAAAGAAATACTTGTACTGTTCTATTGCCATCTCAAGCTTTTCTGTTCCAGTTCTTATAAACTCATCTGAACAATCACATATCATTATATCTTTAGAATCTTTATCTACTACAACAAATATAAAAGCATCTGCATCAAACATCTTCATATATAAAGCAGCTTGAAGGTCATAAGAGAAATGCTTTGCACTCCATCTAAACTTAGTTATATCTCCTGTAGTCTTTAAGTCTATTATTACGTTACCATTTAAAACATCTGCCTTTCCTCTAAAAGGTATGCCCTCTATCATTTTAGCTTGAGGTACTTCAAACTCAGAGCCTTGTAATAAATTAGTTACCTCACTACATTTAAGAACTGCACTAGCTATTCTATTAGCATTATTAAATTCACTTCTTGTATATACATTAGCAGAACCTAAATCAAGAACTGCTTCCTTAAATGCTTTAGTAGCTTTAGAACCCTCTACGATAGTTAAATCCTTTACCTTTTGAGGTTCAAGTACAGATAAATGTACAAGCCTACCATCTCTAAGTGGTTGAGCATCCTGATTCACATGAAGCGATTTAAGGTATGCTTTAGGACTTTGTAGTAGTTTCTTAGCTGAAGATGAAGAAAGTGCGTTAGAACCAAGATAACCATAGTAGAACTCATCGTCATACATTCTTTCTATAAGGTCTAAATACTTCCACTCTTTGTTGTCAAATGTTTTTATCATAGTTCTGTTATATGTGAGTTTAATTCTAATATCTCTTCTTTAATCTGTTCCAATAAGTCTAATGTAGTTTCTTCATAACCATCCAACAGGCTTTCTTTAGCAGTAGATGCTTTAAGGTAAATTTCTTTTAAGTCTTCTTTCATAATTTATATTTTGAGCTAATATACACTTTTGTTAATTAAATGTTGTTAAAAGTCTGTTAAACTTTATTCTCATTCTCAATCTCCTTCTGTAGATTTGCTAATGCTCTCCAAGCAACTTTGGCAGAATGTTTGATACCATCTGAGTCTGTTGTACCAGCTTCAAGTAAATGTCTAGCAAGTGCATCTAATTCATCACCAGACTTACTTCTATCCCAATGTAAAGGTTTGTCTGGATTATGCTGATAGTTTCCTGCATAACTACATTTAGCTACTTCTCTAATTGCATCAGGAAAGTAATTCAGTACTCCTGAGTAAACAGGTATTTTCTTTCTCTCTGTCATTATATATATAATTTACGTTAACATTATAAGAAGAACTCATAGTCCACTTTAAAAGGATAACTTCTTTATCTCCCATGATTCTCCTAGTTTATTTAATACTTCTAATAAAGGACCTGTTCTTTCTGACCATTTACCTTTATAGTAACATACTTCTACAGTACATTCATTTAAGGGGATATCCCTTGTGTCATCTTTAAAAGAGTGAATAACTTTCAGCACAATAGCTTTATCTTGATTGTGCCAAGAATCGTTTATTCTTTCTAATAACAATCTTTGACCCATAGGAATCCTGTTCCCCTTTCCTTTAACCTCAATTAATATTAAGGCATCGTTATTAAATTCAAGTACAGCATCAATGTCAGAAGGATGTATCTTTCCGTTTTGTATACCAGTGAAATCAATAACCTGTTTAACTTGCTTCGAGTTTCTTATAAGTGATTTATCTGTAGGCATCTACAACTTTTTTTAGCCTTAACACTACTGTTCTAACACAAGAAGAACAAGATGAAGGTTTGTTATTTTTATTAAATATTCTATTGCTTATTTGATAAAGTGATTTTATCTCCTCATTATTTAAAACATTCTTGTTCTTTGAGAACAAAGTAATTAAATAATCATACTCTTCTTCATTTAAACATTCTAACTTATTATGTCTAAATACCTTATTAAGCTTTTCTTTTCTAGCATCACATCCACAATCTTCTCCAGCTATAAACTTTACAAGCTTCTTAATTCCTGTTGCTTCTGTAATCTTTTCAATATCATCTCCTAATCCTTTTGATTTTGTTTCTTGTACTGCATCAAAGTTCTTCTTCCATTCTTTGTATGCTTTGGTTCTTTTGTCTTTTGGTTCTTTCATAATTTATTTATTTTTATTTGATATTAAAACACCATTTCTTTTTACTTTAGGACTTCTTTCTCTTTCTAACAAAGATTCTTTTTGTAGCCTTTTCCTAGCCTTTTGAGCCTTAGACGTTGCTTTGATATGTTTTTGTCCTTTTAATGGTTTAAATTGTCTCATAATAAATGATAATCTCCATTTAAGTAATCCTCTATATCTTCTATAAACTTGTCTTTTAGTATTGCTCTATAATTCTTTATAGAATTAAATATGCTAGTTAAGCTTATGTTTGTTCCTTTGGATATTTGCCTTAAAGACATATTTCCTGAATAATAAGTATTACATAGTTTAGCATCATAGCTATGCCAAGAATTAATCTCTCTAGCTAACTTCATTGTTATTTTATAGAATGCTTCTTCCTTTTCTGTTTCAGTGTCTGAATATAAATACTCTGCTGTATGTATTGTATCTGCATCATCTGTTTCAATGTAACTAAAGAAAGTATATTTGTTTTTAGCTTTCTTATAATCAGTATATAAGTTTCTTAATGTGACATATATGTAAAATCTATTTACATCATCATCACCATACATTATCTTTCTTTTATCAGTAACTAATCTGTTTATCTTTAAATACATTTCCTGTACTATATCTTCACAAAGATGTCTAGGACATCCCATATTAGAAACCATCTTTACCCATAATAGATGATTCTTAGCCAACAATTCTAACATACTAATATTTAAGTATTAAAGTTATTAAATTCTCTTTGTCATAGTACTTCTCAAGATTCTTTATCTTAACGATATTCTGGTCTTGTTCAAATACAATGCCTTCAAGTGCATCCATGAATGCTTTGTTTAAATTGTCGTGTAGGTCTGGTTTTGTGGTTTTTGGAACTTTACCTGTTCTTCTCTTCTTGGGTGTAGATTTGAGATATTCAAATTGATATGATAATCTCTGTATTGTTATTTCTGTACCAGCAGGAATCATTTGAAATCCTTTTGGTAATTGAGCCATAGCTAAAGCTCTTATTGCAACTTGGTAATTAATTATTTTCTTAGGTTTATAGGCAATATTATTCCTGCCAATTCTGACTGATTGATGTGGAACAGGCTTTATATTAAACGTAAGCTTTAGTTGCATTTATATTACTATCTTCTATTATATTATATAAGTCATCAACTATCTCAGGATGACCTTGTTTATTTATTTTAAAGCTAAACTTGTCAAAAGGAAACCCTCTACTCCTTCTGCATTTAACTGTAACCATTTCATCGTTTACTGTGTTTAATTCTAATTGTATCTGTGTCTCTGCTTTCTTCTCTAAGTAAGAACCTAAATGTCCTGTAGGTTTTTCTGTTCCATAATTACTATGTATTACTGTAACTATATGACAATTTAATTCTTCAGTCCACTTCATTAGCTTTTGTATAACCATACTAGATTCATCTAGGTTGTTTACATCAGAAACTAAATCAGCTATACCATCTATTACAACTAATCCTGCATCTTGAACCTTATGATATAAAAAGTATTCTATAAAATTCAATCTATCTTTATTGTTTAAAGTTCTAAGTCCAAAGGTATGATAACATTCATCACTCAAGCCTGTCATATCTAAAACTCTTCTAAATACTTTCTGAGCGTGAAACCTACCTTGTTCTGTATCAAAGTGTACTAAACATCTTCCTTTTCTATGACCCATCATTCCTTTTGCGTGGCTATCTAATTGTCCTTTAAGATATACTGCTGATAATAAACTAACAAAGAAAGTCTTCTTGCTTTTAGGAGGAGCAGCAATAAAAGAGAAGTTACCATAAGTACCTATTGGTATTGGATATACTTCTTTACCTGCCATAAAATTTCCCATGCTTATCGCTATTGGAGGATATTTAACTTCTTTATTAGGGTCAATATATGCTTTATCCTCGATATATTGCATATACTGTTGTTCCTCATTTGTATAGTCTTTTATTGTCATTGTGTGTGTTTATGAAAATAAAAGGGGGAAATTAATCCCCCTGATAAATTAAAATAAGTCTCCCTCTGCTGATACTTCAGTAGGTTCAGCTTCTTTCTCCGCGTTTACAATAGAGCCATTGTTCCAGAATACTTTTCCGTTTCCTAGATACTGCTTAGGCTTTCCAGCCTTTCTCTCTTCTTGTGTTTGTGCATCAAACATAGAAACATTGTTTCCATATTTAGTTTCATCGTTAACAGCAACAGTGAAGTTATAATAAACTCCCTTTTTACCTTTAACGAATTTTTCTTTAGGTAATTTACTTACATCTAAAGACATTGAAATTAGTCCTGCCATAATTTAAGATTTAATATTAGTTAATTTAGTTTCTACAGTTTTAGATATATTAAATTTCTTTTTTATATCTAAAATCTTTCCTCCTTTTTTAATGTGTGCTATTGCTTTGTTAAATTCAGGGGTACCTTCATTAAGCCATTTAAGACTTGAAGTTGCGTGAGTGTTAGTTGAATCAGCATCTTTAGTATCATCAATTAATAATAAGCCATTTAAAGCATACTTTCTAGCATAAGAACTAGAACTACCAAATGACTGAGATAT